CTCTAGAACCTCACTGCTTTGCTTCTGTAGCAGGTGATATTAATCTTCAAGAGATCTTTAACAACGGATGGGACTTTTATTCTACAGTTGCTATTAGAACTGAGAAGCTTGATCAGGATAGAGTAAAGTATCCAAACGGTGTTTCACCTGATACTAAATCTCCTATCTTCTTAAAAAAATTAGATCCAGTAAAGAGAAATCAAGCTAAGGCTTATTCATTAGGAATTGCATACGGAATGGAAGCATATGCTCTAGCAAAAACTCTAGACATATCTCAAAAAGAAGCTGATACCTTAGTAGCAGGTTACTTAGATGGATTTCCTCAGTTAAAAGAATGGAGAATTAATTCTAGAGAGCAAGTAAAGAAGCATGGCTTTATTCAAAATAAAGTAGGACGAATCAGACACTTACCAAAAGTAAAACTTATTTTTGAAAAGTTTGGAGATCAAGTATTGGATTGGAGATTCAGAAAGAGTCTTGAAGAGCAGTACGGAAAAGATCCTGTAATGCAAATGTATAGAGATTATCGAAATGGATTGAACAACTGCTTGAACTACCAGCTACAGTCACTAGCAGCGGCGGTTGTAAACAGAGCAGCAATTCAGATCAATAGAAAAGCAAAAGAGTTAGGAATAGATGCTAGAGTACAAGCTCAGATTCATGACCAGTTGATCATAAATGTAAGAGAAGATCAAGCAGAAATGTTCATGCCTTACGTTCAAGAGTTGATGGAACTAACAACACAGCTTCCAGGAGTAACTCTAAAAGCACCACCACAAATAGCAAATAACTTTGCAGAAGGTCATTAGAAGTTGTTTCCTTAGATATTTATTCATATATTAGTAAAATAAGTTATTAACCAAATCAAGTTTATGTCACAAGAGTTATCAGCTAACAGCGACAGAGTTATTGTAAAGCCTGTTGAATCAGGAGAAGAAAGATTCGGAAGTATTATCATTCCGGATATGGGAAAAGAAAAACCAGAAATGGGTGAAGTAGTTTCCGTAGGTCCAGGACGCCAGTCTGAATTTGGACAATTTATCAGAGTAGAGGCAAGTGTAGGAGATGTTGTATTGATTCCTAAGATAGGAACAATTCGTATTGACTTCGAAGGCCAAGAATACTTTATACTTCCAGACAGAGAAATTTTAGCAACAATCAGAAAATCACAAGAGTAGTTATGAGTAAACAAATCAGTTTTTCAAAAGATGCTAGAGAGAAATTACTATCAGGAGTAAATCAACTAGCAGATGCAGTAGTATGTACATTAGGACCTTCAGGTAGAAATGTATTTATTCAGCAACAAGGAGGTAATCCAACCTCAACAAAGGATGGTGTAACAGTAGCCAAAGAAGTAGAATTGGAAGATCCAATCGAAAATACTGGAGCACAAGCTGTAAAACAAGTAGCAATCGAATCAGCTAGATTAGCCGGAGATGGAACTACAACAGCAACATTACTTGCAAGAGAAATCTATAGTCAAGGACTATCTGAATTACAAAATTCAAATGCAGTAGAAGTAAAAAGAGGAATCGATATTGCAACTAAAGCAGTAATCGAATACCTTAGAGAGAATTATTCTAAAGAAGTTACTGAAGAAGAACAAATCAAACAAGTAGCAACAATCTCAGGTAACAACGATCCAGAAGTAGGAAATCTTATTGCAACAGCAATGGATAAGGTTGGAAGAGATGGATTAGTTACTATTGAAGAATCTAAAACAGGAGAGACTTATTTAGAGACTGTAGAGGGTATGCAATTCAATAGAGGATATAAATCTCCTTACTTTGTTACAGACAACAATACTATGACTTCAGTATTGAACAATCCTTTAATTCTTATCACAGATAAAAGAATTCAGCATGTAAAAGAGATGCTTCCATTATTGGAATCAGTATCACAACAAAATAAAGACTTACTTATCATTGCAGATGATATTGATGGAGAAGCTTTATCGACATTGGTTGTAAATAAGATGAGAGGTATCTTAAGAGTAGTAGTAGTTAAAGCTCCTGAGTTTGGAGACAAAAAGAAAGCTATGCTTGAAGACATTGCAGCTCTAACAGGGGGTACAGTTGTATCGGAAGAGAAAGGAATGAAGCTAGACAAATTTGATTTACAATGGTTTGGTAAGTCTAGAAAAGTTACAGTAGGAAAAGACGATACTACCATTGTAGATGGTAAAGGAACTGAAGAAGCTATTGCAGAGAGAATTGATCAATTAAAAGAGCAAATCGAGAATACAGTTTCACCTTATGAGATCGAAATCTTACAAGACAGATTAGCAAAACTTATTGGAGGAGTAGCTATGATTCATGTTGGAGGTCATACAGAAGTTGAAATGAAAGAGAAAAAAGATAGAGTAGATGATGCTCTTCATGCAACTAAAGCAGCTTTACAGGAAGGTATTTTACCTGGAGGAGGAATTGCTTTACTAAATGCTTCTTTCCACTTAGCAGAAAATCCATTAGTAGCTCATCATCCAGATCAGCAAAAAGGATTTAACATCATAATCAAAGCACTTCAGAAGCCTTTCAAACAAATCTTATTGAATGCAGGAGAAACAGCAGAGATTATTGAAGAGAGAGTAATATATGTATCTGACAATACTAAATGGACTGGATTCAATCCAAGAACAGGAGAGTATGTAAATATGTTAGAGGAAGGTATTATTGATCCAACTAAAGTAACAAGACTAGCTTTAGAGAATGCAGCATCAGTTGCAGGAACAATGTTAATCACAGAGTGTGTTATCACAAACATAAAACCAAAAGATGAACAAGGAGCAGGAATCGATCCTTCTCAGTTCATGTAATATTAATCTAAATTTAAACAAATGAACAAACAAGAGTTATTCGAAAAGATTGACGGGTTGTATCAAGAATTCGTTGCACAACACAACGGTACGACTAAGAAGTCACAGGCCAATGCAAGAAAAGCAATTGGAGAGGTTAAGAAATTAATCACAGAGTACAGAAAAGCTTCGACAGAAGAATCAAAAGCAAAATAAGGACCGGCAGGGGAGGAGGGGGCGCTTCTCTCTCCTCACCGAAGGTGCCACGCGCAAATTTTATTAATCACCCGCCCAAGGACGGGGGGGACAAAACAAAACAATATGAGTGGATTAGATGTTATCTTCCTAATTGTAGCAATTGTAGTAATTGCCGGAGCAGTAGGAGCATTTTTAACAAGAGAACAGAAGTCATTAAAAGAGATGACCAAAGACTACTACAACAACGAAGAAGCACAAGAGGTTGTAGAACTAGCACAGGAACTATACAACAAGGACTTACGTCCAATTGTAGCTAAAAAAGCACCTAAGAAAGAAAAGGTAGAAGAAGTAATACCAGAAGGTATTGTAGAAGAGCCAGTTAAGAAAGAACCAAAGCCGGAGTTTCCTATTGACAAGCCAAAGAAAAAAAGAAAGTACTACCCTAAGAAAAAATAATACGTAAAGTATATGTCAGACTCAATAAAAAAATATCAAGAGTTACTAGAAGAAGGTAGAACGTTTACCGTTACATCACACCAGAAAAGTACTATGACAATCATAGAAATACTTCGTGCTTCAGATTGTGCCGGTAATATGAAAACTCTTTTAGAAAGAGCAACAGACATATGCAAAAAAGGTCCGAACCTTACCCCGGCCACTGTATTTCAAATTGCAGGCGAGGAGGCAAAGGTAGACGAGTTATGTGGTAAAGAAAAACAAGAACAATGGAACAACAACCAAGAATGAATCTATCGATTGATCAAACCCTGCCGGTAGAATGCGAGAAATGTAACCATACATTTTTTGAAGAAGCCCTTCACATTAGAAAGGCAAGTGGAATCCTTACAGGAACAGGACAAACAACCTATATGCCTATTCCGGTATTTGCGTGCAAGGCCTGCGGCCATGTCAACACTGAGTTCCTTCCAAAGGAATTAAAGCATATGAATATAGGAGAGTAAGAAAGACTCTACTTAAACTTCTCAAGAGGCCATTCGGCCTCTTTTTTTTGTGCTATTTATATCAAAGAGTTACTATAAAATTTTGTTATTACTAATTGGTTATACACTAACTAACTTAAAAAATATTTTATGGGATTTTTCAGTATCTTTAAAAAATCAAATGATTATAACGAAAAAGTTATAATTGGGTTTTTATCATTCACAGTAATGGTAGGAGCTATTGTAGTAGACCTTGTAACAGGTTACATGGGTAAAGCATTAGAATTAAACGAATACATCTTTGATGCATTCATGTACATCACATTAGGATCCTTCCTTCCAGATGTATTGGAGAAGTTTGCAGCAATGAAAAACGGAAACAAATCAAACAACGAAGAATAAAAATTAGATTATGAGCTTAAAAAGTTTACAAGAAAAGATCGGAGTAACAGCAGATGGTGCTTTCGGTCCTGGAACAATGAAAAAAGCAATGGAGTTTTACAAACTAACACCAGTTAGAGCGGCTCACTTCTTTGCTCAAACGTCACACGAATCAGGAGGATTTAAAGCATTCTCTGAAAACTTAAACTATTCAGCACAAGGACTTCAAGGCATCTTTGGAAAATACTTTCCAGGTAACTTAGAAGAATCTTATGCTAGAAATCCTGAAAAGATTGCCAATAGAGTTTACGCATCAAGAATGGGTAACGGTGATGAAAAATCAGGAGATGGTTTCAAATTTAGAGGAAGAGGTGCTCTTCAATTAACTGGTAAAGATAACTACGCAGCATTTGCTAAGTATTTAAACAAGCCAGAAATTATGACTAATCCAGATCTAGTAGCAACGACTTATTCTTTTGAATCAGCAATGTTCTTCTTTGACAAAAACAAATTGTGGGAGATATGCGACAAAGGAATCAACGATGCAGCCATATTAGCTCTTACGAAAAGAATTAACGGTGGTACTCACGGGTTAGAAGACAGAAATCAAAAAACTAAAAAGTACTACGAATACGTTAAATAGTAAACTATAAGATGAAGACTTCACTTTTAATTACATTATCATTGACAACAGCATGCGCATTTATAGGTTCATACTTTATGAATCTAACAGCAGAAAACATCGAACAATACCTTTCAGTAGCATTTGTAATATTTGCTGATGGGTTCTTTGGCGTATGGGCTGGAGTTAAAAGAGAAGGATTCAGAACATATAAAGCATTAAGTGTACTGAAAACATTTATATTTTGGATAGTAATGCTTTCAGCTATATTAACAATAGAAAAAGGATTTACTGGAACAAGTTGGTTAAGTGAGACTATCATGGCTCCCTTCCTAGTGTTCCAGTTAATTTCTATTTTAAAGAATGCCTCAATGGTAGGTGTAGTAAAAAACGAATTACTTACTCAGATATTGGATAAGTTAGATAAACACAAAGGAGATAGAGATGTTGCTAAATAAACAAAACATTCTTATATTAATTGTTATTGCACTATTAGGTTATAACATTTTTACTACAAACAGTATTAGAACTGATGTAAAAGGTTATGAAATGAGAATTGACTCAGTTCAAACTAAAATAGATTCAGCACAAGTAATTAATAAACAAATCGATGTTAAAATCGATTCAGTAAAAGAAAATGTAATTTCTATTACAAAAGAAATACATCACATAGATAATACCATAACAATTGTAAAAAAACAAACAGATGAAAAAATTAATACTGTTGATAAGTTTTCTAATGCTGAGCTTGAATTCTTTTTCACAAACAGATACAACGAAAGTAACTCTACCAACTAAGGTAGTAAGACTAGCAGCAAAAGATTTAGTTCGCTATGATGGATGTAAGTTAGAGTTAAAGCTTACTCAGGACAAAGTAATTAAATTACAAGAAAGAGAAGTACAGAAAGATACTATTATCAACTTCTTAACTGTTAAAGATAAAAACAATCAATTTATTATTGGTCAGAAAGATGTTCAAATTGGAGAGTATAAAGGAATGACTGATGACTTGAAGAAAGAATTAAAAAGTCAGAGGAATAAAACATTCTGGTATAAGGTACTAGCTTTTGTGAGTTTATCCACAACAGTATTTTTTGTAAAATAAATAAATTAAGGCTTGTTTTTACAGGCCTTTTTTCATATATTATAGTTATATAAAAATGTTATTATGAACGATAGAGAAGCAACCTTTACTATTGATAAAGAAGAATTCAAAAAAGAATTAGTCAACCATCCTCAACACTACGGAGGAAAGGATAATCCATACGAAGCCATAAAAGTCATCGAAGCCTGGAACTTAGGATTCTGCTTAGGTAATACCGTTAAGTATATTGCCAGAGCTGGAAAGAAAGATGCTACAGTCCAAGAGCTTGAAAAAGCTTTATGGTATTTAGAAAGAGAAATCAAAAACTTAAAAGATGGCAAAAAAAGTTCTTAAGCAGGTAAGCCTGATAAGAGACTTCTGTAATCCAGTTATTGATTATAATATCAGCAAATCCATATCTTATAGTCAGACCTTAGCATATAATACCTGTCCACATCAATGGGCATTAAAATATGTTAAAGGATTGCAAGAGTATAAGCCTTCCATTCACACAGTCTTTGGTACAGCAGTACACGAAGTAATGCAGGAATGGTTAACAGAACTCTATGAAGGAACAGTAAAGAAGTCAAATGAAATGGACTTCAAGCAGATGTTACAGGAAAAAATCTTTAGTATCTATGCTGAAGAGAAAGAAAAGTATGGAAAACATTTCTCTACCTCTCAAGAGCTTTCTGAGTTCCATAATGATGGAGTTGAAATATTACAATACGTTCGTAAGAAACGCTCTGTTTACTTCGGTACCAAGTACTATAGGCTTGTTGGAGTAGAAATTCCACTAGTACATAAGATAGCTGAGAATGTTTTCTTCAAAGGGTATATTGATATTGTACTTTATGATGAGCAGGATGATAAGTATATCATTTTAGATATCAAAACATCTACATCAGGATGGAATGATTATGCAAAAAAGGATGATAAAAAGCTAGCACAACTACTACTCTATAAAGAATTCCTAGCAAGACAATTCGATATAGATGTTGATAAGGTAGATGTAAAGTACTTTATTGTTAAAAGAAAAGTACCTGCCAATCCAGAGTTTGCAGTAATGGGAAGAAGAGTTCAAGAATTTATTCCTCCTTCAGGAAAGATTAAGAGAGGTCAAGCAACAACTGCACTCTCTAAATTCATTAACGATGCCTTTGATAGCCATGGACAGTATATTGATAAAGAGTATGATAAGACTCCTTCAAGATCAAACTGTATGTTCTGTGAATTTAAAGGAACAGAGCACTGCCATGCAGGTGTTTTAGGATAAGGGTATATTTATATATACATATAATTATATAAACAATGAACACTAAAAAACTAACATCGGTTAAAGTAGAAGAAGATCTTCTACAGGAATTTAAAGAGCAATGCGTAAGGCATAAATTTTCTCTACAGAAGCTTGTAGACAGAGCAATTTTTTTATATCTTACAGAAGAGGGGTTTAAACAAAAGCTTCACACACAGACAAATATTAAATTAAAATAGTTACATGAAAGAAAAATTTCGTTATGTTAAAAAAGAGGATCGTAAAAAGATTCTTTTGTTATGCGATGATATTAGGATGCATTCCGGTATCGCAACTATGGCCAGAGAGATTGTTATCGGAACATCTCACCACTTCAACTGGATTAATCTAGGAGCAGCAATCAACCACCCTGAAGCAGGAAAAGGATTTGATATCTCAGCAGAGGTGAATAAGTTAGCTGACATAGAAGATGCCTGGGTAAGAGTACTTCCTAACAACGGTTATGGAGATGCAATGCAAATTAGAGGCTTAATTGCTCAAGAAAAACCAGACGCTATTTTTATCTTCACTGATCCAAGATACTGGACTTGGTTGTTTGAAATCGAAAGAGAGATTAGAAACGAAATTCCAATCCATTATTTAAACATCTGGGATGATCTTCCAGCACCTTTATACAATAAATCTTATTACGAGTCATGTGACTTATTAATGGCAATCTCAAAACAAACTAAAAATATTAACGAAATAGTTTTAGGAGAGTCTGCTAAGGATAAAATTATCAAATATGTCCCTCATGGAATAAATGATAAGTATTTCTTCCCTATTAGAGAAGGTCATGAGAACTTTGGACTACTACAAGAGTTTAAAAAGAATATGTTTCAAGGAAAAGAATTTGACTTTGTAGTATTATTTAATTCTAGAAACATCAGAAGAAAATCTCCAGGAGATGTAATCCTTTCATACAAACTATTCTGTGATTTAATCGGAGAAGAGAGAGCTAAGAAATGTGCCCTTGTAATGCATACACAAGCTGTGGATGAAAATGGAACAGATCTTTATGCAGTAAGAGAGGCTTTATGTGATGAAAATACAAATGTATTCTTCTCTCAGGAGAAATTAGATACTCCTCAAATGAATCTACTTTACAATGCAGCTGATATAGGATTACTTATTACTTCAAATGAAGGATGGGGATTATCTCTAACAGAGACTATGATGGCAGGTAGAATGATCATTGCCAATGTAACTGGAGGTATGCAAGATCAAATGAGGTTTACAGACAAGGACGGTAAGTGGATTGACTTTAGCTCTGATTTCCCTTCCAATCATAGAGGAACATATAAGGAGTGTGGAGAGTGGGCAATCCCTGTATTCCCTTCAAACATTTCAATGGTAGGCTCAGTTCCAACTCCTTATATTTTTGACGATAGATGTAGACCAGAAGATGTAGCTCTTAAAATTTTACAAGCATATAACATGCCAAGAGAAGAAAGAGATGCTAAAGGATTGAAAGCAAGAGAGTGGGTAACATCTGACGAGTCAGGAATGTCAGCAAGACAGATGTGTGAGAATGTAATTGATGCAATGGATGAATCATTTGAGAAGTTTACTCCAAGAGAAAGATTCGAATTACATAAAATTACAGACAGACCTAAAAAACGTATAACACATAAATTAATATACTAGTTATGAGTAAACCTACATTAGTAGTAAGTTGTCCAATTGATACTTACTCAGGATATGGAGCAAGAGCAAGAGACTTTGTACAGTCAATCATTGATACAGATAAGTATGATGTAAAAATATTATCACAGAGATGGGGAGGAACTAGATTTGGATACTTAAAAGATCATAGTAACGAGTCTTTAGCCTCTAGAATTATACCTCAACTAACACAACAGCCAGACATCTGGATTCAAATTACAGTACCTAATGAATTTCAAAAGGTAGGTAAATACAGTATCGGAGTAACAGCAGGAATTGAAACTACACTTTGTGATCCTTCTTGGATTCAAGGATGTAACAATATGGATTTAGTTTTAGTATCTTCTGAGCATGCTAAGAAAGTATTTGAAGATTCTAAATTCAATATGCAGGATAATCAAACCGGACAAATAACAGGTACAGTAGAGCTTCAGACAAAAGTAGAAGTATTATTTGAAGGAGTAGATGTAAATAAATACGGACCACTAGCTTGGCCAACAAAGCTACAATTGGATGAGATAGATGAGATGTTTTGTTACTTAGTAGTGGGACATTGGCTGCCAGGAGAAATAGGAGAGGATAGAAAGAATATAGGCTATACTATTAAATCGTTCTTAGAAACATTTAAAAATAAGCCTAAAGGAAAAAGACCAGCCCTTCTACTAAAAGTACAAGCAGGTTCAGGAACATCTATTATGGATAGAGAAGCTGTATTGAATAAAATTGATGCAATAAGAAGTACTGTAAAAGGAGACTTACCAAACATCTATCTTCTTCATGGAGATATGACTGATGCA